CTTAGGAAATGGAATTTACTTCTTTCCAGCTGAAACAGATCCAGAAAAGATTAAAGCAGCTGGAGAGATACAGGCTGCATGGTATGCATCTTTTATGGCTGAAACAGAAGGGATGAGTGATTCAGCTTGAAAAAGTTCTTTTACTCTCTTATCTGCAAAATAAGAGGCAAACATAAAATTCAATACTCTACAGACCGGTGTAAATGCGGCTACAAAAGGAGGGGCGGTTGATGGATGAAATTAACGCATTTATGAATGGTTATGAACTTGGACCAGAGCTTCAGTGTAATAATTGCGGTGTTAAATTTCATGGGGCACATACGTGTCAAATGGATGTTCTTATCAAGACAAATAAGGAATTGGAGGAAAAAGTAGAACGCCTACAAGCGGAGATCGAAGAACATGAAAAAGGTAACAAATTAGCAAATAAAGAAACTGAATCGCTAATTAATAGCTTCCAGCTCAAGGTGGCGGACTACAAGAAAACAGCAAGTCTCTATTACGAAGAAATGATGCAACATAAACAGAAGGCGGAGAGGTTGGAGAAAGGGATAAAAGAATCTTTATCATTCTTAGGCGAAAACAGTGGAACAATCGAAAATCCTAAAAAGCTAACAATAGGTGAATTAACAATTTTATATGACATGTTAGCACAATCACTAGGAAACGGAGGATAAGGGATGAGCAGAGAAATTAAGTTCCGTGCTTATGTGAAATCTTTTGAAAAAATCATGAACGTTAGTGAAATAGATTTCCAAAATGAAAGTGTTATTGCTAACGATGGATTTTTAGGTGGTCTATTTGAATTTGATGATGTTGAATTAATGCAATTCACAGGCTTAAAAGATAAGAACGGCAAGGAGGTCTATGAGGGGGATGTAATTATTGGAGAACCTGGTTTCCCTTGTAAAGTTGAATGGGATATAGATAACGCTTGTTTTTATGCACCTGCTAATAATATTCCACTAGTGGCGGTGTCAGCTAGTAATTTTAAACGTCGAGAAGTAATCGGCAACATTTACGAAAATCCTGAACTTCTAAAGGAAGCAGTCCAATGATCGTAAAAAAGAACAGGACGTTAGAAAGACGTTCAGCGTATTGCCCTAACTGTAAATTTAAAGTCTTTGAGAACGTACCAGCTGTAAGTAAGGTTTCAATGCGCTTTAAATGCACTTGTGGGTGCAGCTGGTCTATGAAAATAAAAGATGCAGTTAGAGAACTTAACTTATAAAAACAGGAGGAAATAACATGGCAAACATTATTAATCTATCAAGCTTCGCTGAAGGAGCAGTTGCAGAACGTTTTAACGCTGAGCTTCAAAAGATCTTGGAAAATATCGCAGATCCTAACACAGATGCAGCAAAGGTTAGAAAGCTCACATTAACTCTTTCTTTTAAGGCTGATGAGAAACGCGATATCGTTGTAACAAGTGTTCAGGCTAAATCAGCATTATCTCCAGCTAAACATATTGAAACAAAAATCGTTATGGATCTCGATAACCGCGGAAATGTAACCGGTGCCGAATTGAAATCAGGGATTAAAGGTCAGTCATACATCACTGAAGATGGTGAAGTAGAGACCGATGTGGGCGAAAAAGTAATCAGCTTCAAGCAACAAAGCAAATAATTAAAAAAATTTAAATTAACTGGAGGAATATAAAAATGATTAAAGCTGCAATCGAATATATCGTCGGTCTTGGAAACACAAAAATTGAGGAAGTAAACGGTCAGCAATATTCAACCGAAAGGCTGCACCTTGTTCCTGAAGCTACTCCTGAATCACTTAAAGTAAGGTCTCTATCTGGTTTAGTCGAGTATCTGAAATCAGAGTTTGACGAAGATGAGTTTGACGGAAAAATGATTCATGTTGTAAGTCCAACTGAGGTGCTGGTGTTTAGTACATACAACCAGGACTACAGCAGAAATGAATATATTCGAGCTCAAGCTATGCTGCCGGAATTCTCTTTTGATAGGTTCTATAGTTCAGAAGACTTTAACATCAAATTACAATCATCATTCGTGAAAAATGAAGATCGCGACATAATGCTAAAGGTTGTCGGAAACATCAAAGAAGAGAACGTCAATACAGTGGGTGATGATGGGGTTTCCCAGTCAGTTGTCGCTAAAACAGGGGTTGCTACAGTAGGAAATGTCTTAGTACCAAATCCAGTAGTATTGAAGCCTTATCGAACTTTCGTTGAAGTTGATCAGCCAGAAAGTGATTTTATCTTCCGGATGAAGAATGGTCCAGCATGTGCTTTGTTTGAAGCTGATGGTGGAGCTTGGAAGTTAGCGGCTATGAAGAATATTCGAACTTATTTACAAGAAGAACTCAGCTCTGAGATTGAAAAAGGACAGCTGGTAATCATCGCTTAAAGAATATCGCTCCTGCTTTTCTGCTTGAAGAGCAGGAGTTCATCAAATTTGGATGAGGTGAACAGTATGTCACAGGGAAATCGCGGTATGGCTTTTGAAATGATGCTGAATTTGATCAATCAAATGTATGCCAATCAAAAGGTAGCACTAATAAATAAACGTCCTACACCGGTAAAAGTGCTCAAAAGTAAAGGTACAAAGGTATTGAACGGATTTTACGAAGCTCCCAGTACGGTGGATTATGACGGAGTATATAAAGGCAGGGCAATTGCCTTCGAAGCAAAATCAGTAGGAATCGATCGCTTTGATTTAAAGAATCTTCATCAGCATCAACTCAATTACCTAGAGAAGGTTGAGAACATGGACGGAATTAGTTTTGTGTTGATTGAGTTTCGCTCAACAAAGCAAATATTCTTCATTCCATATTCGACGATTAAACATTACGTTAATCACGCTTCAAAAGGCGGGAGAAAGAGTATTCCTTTAGTTGATCTAGAAATTTACGCATACGAGGTTAAGAGAACAAAACGCAGCACACTCGATTACCTGGAATGGGTGGACAAGCTCTTAGAAGATGAGGTGGCAGTTTAGTTTATGAAAGACTACAGCAAGATCAGACTCTATGATCTGAACACACTTTGCCGCAAAGGTGATAAAGAGGCACTTAAAGAGTGGAAACGAAGATGGATTGCGGAATGGCCATCGATGGATGGGCAGATAAGGATAAAGGAAAAATAAAAAGACCTTGGGGAAGGTCTTAATGAATTGAAAACTTGAAAATGACATCTCCGTATTTTGCAATAGCAGAAATAATAATTGCTGCTACAGCTAAAGCAAAAATTGGCACCAGAACATTATTTAGTAAAAAATCTCTAAGAATATTTAACAAGTATTGCCCTCCTCCCTTAACTAAATATTAACAAAAAAGGAAGGAATAAAATATGCCAAAACTTTTTGGATGGGTAAAGTGGGAAAAGAGCAGTGAAAAAAACACCACTTGAGTGGAACTTGTTTACAAAAAGGGGAGTTTATCGATGAAAGATAATTTAAATGGTAAGTTTACAAATGTTGAATTCGAAATGATGGTGGACGATATGATTAGAACTCTTCTGTATACAATCAAATACCATGTTGAACTTTCTAAGTTTACAAAAGTAGGTACGATTCACTAATGGCTGCAGGGTTCTCTGATAAAGAAGCATTGGAAATCGTGAAAGCAAGAGGTATAGAGTAATTTTATTTTGCTGGTGGGGTAGATGATGAAACAAAGTAGACTAAGGGGGTATTGCTTTGAGATTAAATGACTTAGAAATTAATCCTTCTACCCAGAAACTAGAAATTGATATAATGGAAAAAAATTCATCTTTTATGATTGTGGTATCGAATGGGAAGGCAAGAATGACAGAGCTGCCGGTTCACGGTGAAACAAAGATCATCACACATCAGGGTAAGGTGAAGCGCGTTAAGTGGGATGTTGGGGAAGAATTTTAATGACAGGTGGTTAGCAGATGGGGAAAGTATTCATTTCTAAAAAACAACGAAAGCTATTATTGAGTAGTAGCGTAATTAATCAAAATGATTTTTTGGAGATTAAATTACTTTTAGAGAAATATGAAATATTAACATTTGATGCACTTAGCAATGAAGAAAAGGGGCAAACATACCAGGCGGTTTTACCAAATTTATTAGGCGTTGCACAAAGTGAATGGGAAGAAGATGGCACAACCCCTGTTATTGATTTAGGAGAAAACTATAAATCCATTGGTCAGGCTTGTTCCTTATGCGGGAAAAAGCCTCTTAGATGGAAGTGTCCGATTAAAAACCAATATACCAAACAAACTCTGGTTGTTGGGAGTGAGTGTTCAAAAGAGTTTGGGGAAGAGATGAAAATAAGATTTAAGCATTACATGAAAGAAGCTGCTAAAGCGGCAAAAATAAAAGAGTTAAATGATAAATTCCCAGGAATCAGTAAAGTTGTTGAAATGTGGAGTAGTAAACTCGGAGAGTATCCAATTATTATTTCAGAAGAACTTGATTCAAGATGGAGGATACTTGGAGATAAATTAACTAAAATTTTCAATAACTTCATAGATGGAAAGATGAAGAAATCACCTATTTTAACTATTGAGTCCTTATTGTTGAAAAGAGAATGTTTGCTAAAGGAGATAGAAATATTCATTGAGATGAACCGGAAAAAATCCTTCATTGCTCAAAGTGATTTGGCTAAATGGTTAAGAACCAATGGTAAACAAGACGTAATAGAAACAATTAAAAAGGATGGGGGATTTATTAAGTGGAGAACTGCTCATAGAATTACTGAAGCAAATTTCATGAGAGATTTAGCCATTAAATTTAATACTGTATTAAAAAATATAGGCTTAAAAATTGAAGGCACTGGATCCACTAAAGCGGAGTACATTTTTAAGTTTACTGATGCTCCATTAAGTAGCTTAGAATTTAGTTACCAATACTCTGAATTTGTTTTAAATTATGGAGGTCTAATTTTTGAAGAAAACTTAGATATTCCAATTAACATAAGAGAAGTTTTCGATAAGGGTACATTGAGAGGACTGCACACGCATGAAAAGATTGTCTTAGAACTTGTTAAGAGAATTAAGGATTCCTCTTTAGTTTATAAGTCCCTCCCCTATAATGAATTAATTTTTAATTTTAATAATGAGTATTTTTTAGTTGAATACAAGAGTTTTGCTGAAAGATACAAAAGGATAATCTTTGGTGATGACATAAAGAGTGAAGAAATTATAAATCACATAAATCTCTCATCGAGAAAAATGAATAAACAATCATATAATTTACATCTGGAAGCTAGGCAAATAGCGCGAAAAGAAGTACGATAATTTGTTCTACCAGCCATCTGGAGGACACTGATCAAGAGCAGGAACAAGCCCCCTGCCCTGATTGGTGTCTTTTTTTACGTTCTTATAGGGGTATAAGGGGTCATCATCATAGGTTTCGCAGCTATCCCTCACATTTATGGAGGTGCGATTAGCAATGAACACACTAAACGATCAATTAAGTATGTGGAAAAATAAAAATCAACCAGTTCCAGTTAAGAAGAAAAAAGAAAAAACATCTGACAAAGCCCAGAAAGCACATTCTGAGAAATTGAGTGATCGAGACATAAGAGAACTCATGGGGATGAATAGACCGCGTTACGAAAAGCGTGGAGGTGCAATTAGACAGAGATAAAAGGTAAGGGGGAGTTTTACCATGAAGGAACAGATTGAAAGCTTGCTATTTGATTATCATTGGATGAAAAAAGAAGTAGAACGTCTTCAAAGAATTCTTTACGGGTATTCCACACCGATGAAGTCCTGGGGAGTCGCTCAATATGGAATTGATGCAGCAATGCCGAACGGAAGTAAAGGTAAGAGCCAGATTGAATTAGAAGAAATGGATGTCAGAGAAGAACGTCTTTATAAACGCTTGAAGAAGTTTGAAGATATTGTTTTCGCTATTGAAATGGCTGCGGATCTTCTGGAAGAGGAAAAACAAACGGTAATATATGATTGTTTACTAGATGGTATGAGTTATAGGTCAATCGCGAATCATGTGGGAATGTCCAGAAACCAGGTCAAAAAAACCAAAGATACCATATTGAACCATTTGAGCCAAAAAAGCCACTTTGTGCAATTGTTGAAAATCGAAAAATCAGCAGTGTAAAATGGGAGGCAGGACGGCGCGGAGATTAAATTTCGCCAAAGAACGATAAAAACCACCTGGCAAGAGGTGGTCATTAGTTAGCTAGCAGTATATGTTTTCCATGGGATCCTTCGAGGATCTATGTTTGCTAAGAATTTTACGATATCTGTTCTTCCGTGATATGTTGGAATTCCTCTAGCCTTCTGTGCCATTAAAATAACCGGCATTCTAGGAAAATAACGACTGAAACCAGCTCTAACTTTTTCAATCTCACTTGAATGTTGTTGTAAAACAGTTGGTTTAACTACAACAATAGCAAATGTGATACCTTGTTCTTTAATAACTGCTCCATCAAAACGCATAAATATATTCACCTCCTTTACTACAAATTTCGTCATTAGAAGAGGAAATTCCTTCCTTTTGTCGAATGCATAGGAAAAAGGAGTGATATTATGAAGTTACAAGAAGTAGATAGTAGCACTTCATATCATAGTGGATATGGTGCTGGAAGTGGTGAAGTTATTCGTGAAGAGTATAAGTGCCCTTGCGGTAACGGAAAAGTTATATATGAAAAAGATGATATTCCAGGATTTAAAGAAACCAATATTTATAGCACTTGTAAAGAATGTGATGAAAAGTTTGAATTCGGCAGAGGCACTGCTAAAGAGAAAAAGTAGAATAAAAATTGTTTAAGCATCCTTCAGGGTGCTTTTTCTTTTGCTCCAAAACAAAAACATGGGGGTGGGTGATATGTAGTGGCAAGAGCAAGAAGTCCAAGTCGAGATAAAGCCTTTGAACTGTGGAAAGAAAGTAATGGAAAACGGTTGTTAAAAGACATTGCAGCTGAATTAAATGTCACCGACACCCAAGTTCGAAAGTGGAAAAATCAAGATAAATGGGATGAACAATTGAAAGGTAACGTTACCATTGTGAAAAGGAACGTTACTAAAAAATCGAATACTCCTAAAAAGTCTGGGGGACAAGCAGGGAACAGAGGGAACCCTAATCCTAAACATAAATTTCCGAATCACAACAACCTAGCGACAAAACATGGTCTTTTTAGTAAGTTTCTGCACGAAGAACAAATAGAGATCATTAAAGTGATGAGTGATTTAGACATTGCTGATCAAATATGGTTTCAGATAGAAATTAAATTTTCGGCAATTGTTCGAATGCAAAAGATTATGTGGGTAAATGATGATACCGATCACTTGAAAGAAGAAAGCGGAAGTAGCTGGGCTGATGGTGGAGGAAGTGAGTCGTATAAAGTCTCCTTTGCTTATGAACGCTATGAGTCTTACATTAAAGCTCAAGCAAGAGCGATGGCTGAGTATAGGAATCTAGTAAAACAGTTTCTAGATTTGGCGCACGATGAGGACGAAAGAAGATTAAAACTGGAACAAATGAGGCTTGGAATTGAGAAGACCAAAGCTGAAATCGATAATATGAACGATGATGAAAATGATGCTCCTATAGAAATAGTCATAAAGAGAAAAGGTGAGCGGTCATGATTGAAAAAGAAGTGAACCCTCACTTTGAAGATTTCCTTTTTGATTGGAGTACAAAGACTCAATTTCTTGTCGGTGGATATGGCAGTTCAAAAAGCTACCATGTCGCATTAAAGATCATACTCAAGCTGTTATCCGAAAAACGAAAGGCGTTAGTCGTACGTGAGGTCTATGAAACACACAAGGACAGTACGTTCTCTCTTTTTACTGAAATCGTAGAGGATTTAGGATTGCTTGACGATTCGGGTAGGAAGAAAGTGGCCAAGGGGAAAATCAGGCCAAAAGAAAGTCCATATGAGTTGAAGTTCTCGAACGGCTCTAAGATCATCTTTAAAGGCATGGATAAACCAGCCAAGTTGAAATCCATTAATAATATTTCTCTAATCTGGTTAGAAGAGTGCTCTGAGATTAAATATGCCGGCTTTAAAGAGCTCCTTGGACGTCTTCGTCATCCCACATTGCAGCTGCACATGATTTTATCGACGAATCCAATCGGAGAAGACAACTGGACATTCAAACACTTCTTTAAAGATGAACAAAAGAACCGTTTAGTCCTTGACGATGCTGAACTTTATGAGAAACGAACAATTATTGTTAACGATACGTATTACCATCACTCTACAGCGGACGATAATCTTTTTCTTCCGGAAAGTTATATTGCACAGCTGGATGAATTGAAAGAATATGATCCTGACCTTTACCGTATTGCTCGGAAAGGTCGTTTTGGTGTTAACGGGGTTAAAGTCCTTCCTCAGTTCGAGGTAAGGGGTCACGATGAAGTTATGGCTGCTATAAACCGATTAGCACACCCTTTAAAACGGGTCGGTATGGACTTTGGTTTTGAAGAATCCTATAACGCTGTGGTAAGGCTTGCTATCGATCGTGATAAACAGATCCTTTATATCTACTGGGAGTATTACAAAAACAAAATGACCGATGATAAGACGGCCAAAGAGTTGAATGAATTCAAAATTTCTAAAGAACTTATAAAAGCGGACTCAGCTGAGCCGAAAACAATCGAATTTTTTAAACAAAATGGCTTCAACATAAGAGGGGCGAAAAAATTCCAAGGTTCACGGCTGCAGTATACGAAAAAGGTCAAACGATTCAAGAAAATTATTTGCTCTAAGCAATGTACAAACACGATATACGAGCTGAAGCCATTGACCTATAAGAAAAACAAGTTGGATGAAATCATTCCGGATGAGTTTAACCTGGATCCACATACATTGAGTGCCATCTGGTATGCCCTTGATGATTATGAGGTATCTGACTTAAAAGGTCCTTTGGATCGGTACAAACGTCTTATGAATGTTAGATAGGGAGGTGAGGAAGTGAAAACAATTGATAAGGCAAAGAGTATGCGGAATGACTTTATGATTGGTAATGGAAAAGGACATTCTAAGGATGCTCTTGTCAGACAGCAACCAGGATTAAGAAGGAGGCTGACTCACCAACAGCTATCCAATCTTTATGCTGATAATCGGATCATTCAGAATATCATCGATATCCCTGCTGAAGACATGACTCGCAGCTGGTTCACTTTGAAGATGAAGGACGAAACCTTAAAGAATAACATTATGAGTAAATTAAGGGATCTAAAGGCAAAAGAAGCTTTTAAGAAAATGAGATCGTTCGAACGTTTGCGTGGTGACGGTTTTATTTCGTTAGGGATAACTCAATCTACAGCATTTAATTTATCCGACAAGCTGGATGAAACAAAACTTAAGCGTTTGGATTACATTCATGCTTTTTCTGGAATGAAGGTTGAAGACTTCATATTGAACGAGGATATGTTCAGCTTAAATTATGGCCAAGTGGAAATGTTCAAATTGAATCGTAGATCCCGATTAGGTGAACAAATTGCAGGCGTTACTCAAGATAATGTCCATGCATCTAGAGTGATTCATGATCAAACACGTAGGCTTGAAGATGAATATAGAGGACAGCCTTTACTGGAACCCTTATATGACATCATCACGATTTTGGATACGTCTCTTTGGTCTGTGGGTCAAATGCTTTATGACTTTGCCTTTAAAGTCTATAAATCAGATGGCATAGAGAACATGAGCAGTGAAGAAAAGTCAGAACTCGGAATGCTCATGGATTATATGTTCCGAACTGAAGCACTCGCAATTATCGGGACCAGTGAAGAGCTTAAGAAAGAGGGTACGCCAATCGGTGGCATAAAAGAGCTGCTTGATTACGTGTGGGAGATGTTGGCTGGTGCTGCAAGAATGCCGAAATCGGTAATCAAGGGACAAGAAGCCGGCACGATTACAGGTGCTCAGTACGATGTCATGAACTACTATTCTCGTATTGCTGCACAACAAGAAAACGAAATGCGGCCACATTTAGAACGTTTGATTCGATTATTGTTGTGGTCCTCAGATGAATTGGGCGGCAGCATCGATCCAGCAACAATTGAATGGGAGCTCAAATTCAATCCTTTATGGGAAGTTGATTCTAAAACGGATGCTGAAATCCGAAAGATTGTTGCAGAGACTGACAACATTTATATCACAAATGGTGTAATTATGGCTGATGAAGTAAGAGAAACAAGATTCGGGAACTCAGGTCTTACCAACGTTCTTAAATTCACTGGTGATGATGCTGATATCGAGAAAATGGCTCTTGAAGTTTACCGAGCATATAAAGGTCGTGGGTAAGATGCCTAAAATCGCTCCTCCTACACGTTTTCCTGATGCTGTGGCACTCTTGTATTACCGGAGTATGAAGCGTTTAATTTTGGCTTTAAAGAAGCTCTCTCTTGAAGTGTTTGATGAGCAAATAAAGCCCGAGGTTAAAAATTACAAAAAAAGATATGATGACTCCACATTTATTGAAGATGGACCTTTAGACATCATTCAGAGGGCAATCGACATTATAAAAGGATTATCGCTTGGGATTTTTACTTCCAGTGAGGTCCAGTCGATCGCCAACACATTTGTGAATGGTGTAAATGTCTTTAATAAAAACAACATTCAAAAACAAGGTGCTATCAAAGGCATTGATCCAACAGCATACGAACCTTGGCTCCAGGAGTACATGAGATCTTCTGTTTCGGAGAATGTTAGTTACATCAGCAAGCTCCGTGATGATTACTTTACTGACATCGAAACCATCGTCATGCAAGGTGTGAAAAGAGGACATAGTCCTAAACAAATTCGTGATGAATTAATCGAGCGAGTTGGATTATCCTTGAAACGCGCTGAATTTATCGCTATTGATCAAGCCGGAACCATTCTTGGTCAAATGACAGCAAAGAGACATCAGCAAATGGGAGTTTCGAAGTTTACTTGGGTAACTTCTAAGGATGAGCGAGTGAGGAAGACTCATCAAGAGCTAGATAACCAAGTTTTTTCTTACTCAGATCCACCAACTGTAGGTAAACGTAAAGTATTGCCTGGAGAGGATTATCGTTGCCGGTGTGTTTCTAGACCGGTATTTGATTAAAGGAGGAAATGACGTGTTTAAAAATAAAGTTACATCAGAGCAAGTGGAAAGCATTATGCAAGCCTCTGAATTCGAAGTTTTTCATCGAGTATTTGATAAGCAATGCCTAGTGGTCGCTAAGCTTCCGAATGGATTTACAGTGGTCGGAGAATCTGCTTGTGTAAATCCTGACAATTATGTTGAGGAAATTGGTGAGAAACTTGCAAAAGAGCGAATCAAGAACCGAATTTGGGAGCTTGAAGGATACTCACTTCAAAACTTCCATCACATTGCACATACAGCTTTAGCTGAAGCGAGGAAATTTCATGGACCGAAAAGATAGCAAGAATCTTGAACGTATCGCTAATGCTCTTGAAGGTATAGAAAAACATCTTAAACGAAAACGTTCTGTGACTATAACACCAAGCATTAATGTTAAAGGGTCCGTTACAGAAAGTGTGAAAAAGGAATTAGACAAACAATTTAATAATTTAAATGAGCTCTACCGAGAAGGTTAGGGCTATTTTTATGCGATCAGAAAGGGGGTGATGATGTGTGAAGATGCAACGTTATGACAAAGTCATGATCAATGATTATAGCGAAACAGAAGAAGGCTATTTAACCGTATGCGTACCGATTACTAGACCAGGTGTATTTCCTTATCAAAGATCGGATGGAACGATTCAGATGGAGGCTAAGCTGCCAGAGGATATCTTTAGCGATCGTACCATTCGTTCAGCTAAGTCCAAACCAGTGACAGATGATCATCCAAATGAGCCGGTTAACCTTAAAAACTATAATCGCTATGCAAAAGGTCTTTCCCATACGGATGCAAGAGTAGAAGATTTAAAGCTCTATGTATCTATGACCATTACCGATGAAGGACTTATTCAAAAGATTTATGACGGCAAAAGAGAAATCAGTATCGGCTTTATGTCCGATGTTGTGGCTGAATCTGGAGCTTATAATGGCCAGTCTTATGAATTTGTTCAGAGGAATGTAGAAATTAAT